GTAGTTGTTACTAATACAACTTCTTCTGGCTCACCATCAAGTGTAGGAACTCCATCAACCATACTCCAACCAATTTTGTAACAAATATCTTCGGTACGTCCGTAAGAATACAGTCTAACAACTACATAATCTGCAAAAGTAGCTTCAATATAAGTATAGTCGTCATCAGATACCCTTATCTTTTTGCTTTTCAAATATTCCTTAATCTTTTGCTGTAATTGGTAAGAAATATCTTCATAGCTACCAGTAACAGCTTTTTTCTCAGGTTTCCCTTCTACTTCGTTGTTTTCGGTTGACTTCTTTTCTCCTGTATTTGCATCGGTTTTTTCTGGTGTACTGGTTTCTCGCTTGTTTGTTGTTTTGGTTTCGTTTCGCTTTTCATCCTTAGTTTCCTCCCCATTAACAGTAATCTTAAGATCAAGTGTTACAGGAACTTGAATTGGACGGTGTTCTCGGATTGACTTGCCATATTTCTTCATTATGGTACTGGTAAGTTTTCCACCTTCAACCAATGAAAGCAAAATCTCTTGTTCTTCTGCATCAGGATTAGCAGGAACACTAACAAGAGATTCTTCCAAAATCTCAAAACTCTTTACATCAAACCCAGACTCCTCATCATCTTCATCAAACCGTTCATATTCACGAGCTTTGAATCCGTGACTAAATCTGCCCATTCCATTATCTACCATAACTGCTGAATCGTGACTAATTGCATTTATATCAACGATAGCAGAAATGGGAATCAAAATATCATCAGTGTGTTTATACGTTTTTAGATATTTTCCTATTGGCATGGTATGGGCATGTTGAAACAACATAAGCATCTTTGGATCAACAATGGCACCACCAGTGCGAAGCCTGTCTTTATCTCTATCTATTGTACTACTTGTAAGAACATGACGAAAAACCATCAAGGTATTCTTAGGTAATTCTATCTCCTCTGGTATATTACTGTAACACTCTTCACAAACCATATCAGGATTACTATAAACCAATGTTTTAGAAGCTTTTTCCAAAACATCTGAAAAGCTAACTTGTCCTTTTGCCAGAAAACGATTACAAAGATCAATTCCAATACCAGCTTCTAATGTTTTAACATAACGATCTGCTGTAAGAATCCCAAAATTAAACGGTGTTTTCTTATCCCAACCACGTTTTCTTATTTCAGTAAGCAATTTATCACTTACATCAGGCATACTATCTTTCTTCTTCCTCCACTGCGAATAACAAATAGCAGACCGTTGCTCATTATCTGGATATTCTTCATTCATTGTGTCATTGCCCATACAACGACTAATGAAATCAGATTCAGATTCACCATCTTTAGGTTTTGGTATTGGCATATTATTAACCTGCTAGTCGTTTGCTTGCTGTAGCATCAATTGCTACAACTTGTTCAACAGCATCAATATCTGAAATTTGTATCTTGTCAAGCCAAGTAAAGATTGATCCCAAATCTCCCTGATCACTACCAACTGGAACACCTTTGACAGCTCTACGCCAACTCGACTTTATGTTCAAACGATCCAATGTTTTTTGAGTAGCAACAAAGAGCATTTTTATCCGTTCAATATCAGCACGCTTAATAAAACGAATAATGTTATTAAACTGATTCTCTGGAAGTCTCACTTCTCTTAACATTTTTGTATCCTCTAAAACTTGTATCTTTTCACCATCATCAAAGACAACGGTATCAGGTCCGCCGTAAGTTTGTTTTCTTGTGCGTTCCTGATACCGTTGCCATGATTTAACAATCCTATTCATTTACGGTTCAACCGAAACGCTACTAGCACTGCTGCAACTCTCACTACTTGAACTACTTGGACTTGAAGACAAACTGGTGCTTTCGCTAGAACTACTACTCCAACTTATGCTACTTGCAGAACTAGAACTCAAACTACTAGAACTAGAACTGCTACTGGAACTAGAGCTACTAGAACTTGTAGAAATACTGCTGGAACTACTAGAACTAGAAGAACTTGTAGAAATACTGCTGGAGCTAGAACTACTTTGAGAGCTGGAACAACTCTCAGAACTCCAAGAGCTACTGGATTCACTGCTAAACGAACTAGAAGACTTGCTGCTGGAACTGCTGCTGGAACTGGTAGAACTAGAACTAAGACTCGAAGAACTGCTAGAACTTCCAGAACTTACAGAACTCCAAGAGCTACTAGATTGACTGCTGCAACTGGTGGAACTACTAGAACTAGAAGAACTACTACTAGAACTAGACAAATCCTCCATTGAGAGAATACTAAGACGATCAGCACTGCGAGGACCAGGAAATTGCAAACTTCCGGTGTGAAAAGCTAATACATCAACATCACTAACTTCCCCAGAAGTCCTCGTATCTGTTAATTGTGCCTGCCAAATTGTATTATCCGGCAAAACTTGAGTTGTCGATTCAGCACTACCATCCAAAGTAGTATCAATTTCTGCCGCAGGTGCAGAATCATCCCCAGCACGGTGCATACGAGTAATAACAAGACGACGACTTGTTAAACCAACAGCAGGCCCCAAATAAAAGGTAACATTTTTCATGTTCTAGTCTCCAAAAGAAAAGAGCTACGGAATACTAGGGCTGCCACTAGCAACCCTTGTACGCCGTAGCTCCCTTATGGACGCCTAGACGTTTTGGTTACTGACTACAATATATACTAAATCCCAACCCCAACAAATAGCAATTTAACGAAATTCCGTAGGGGATTTCTGTTTTTTTCGATCCACTCTTGCCTCCACCCCTGACGGCCGCTCAAAACCATCATGGTAGACACGACAATGAATCAATTCCCCCTTATTTCCATGCACTTCCAATCGCAAATTGAAATCTACCCCAGCAGCCATAAGATCACAGAAATGCTGGTCAAATCGTTGCATGTTCCGAAGAAAAATTGCTAATGATTCTTCGTTACGGAGTATAGAGCGATAATCGCCGTTGGTTGTTTTCAATTTTCAATTCTACCTTAGTACAATCTACTACTAATACCTCAACATCAACTCCTGCCCATCGCTTAATCGTCCTAACAAGTCTATCCAACTCACCACTATCTAATGCTCTAAGAACTCGAACAAGAATCCTATCTCCAGGATTGAATTGGATTTTAGAACAATGAACTTCTGCAAGATTAGGTTTCTTCATCTAATTATTTCTCCAAGCCTCATATCCATCTGGAACTGGCTTTGTGTCTTCCCCCCCATCATCATTGTCGCTACAATCAAATTTTGACACTGACACAGTTAATTGTATCATTTCATCTTTACTCAACCTATCACAAGAATCTTTTAACCATTTCTTCCATTCATCAGAAACTATAGAGATTCTAGCCAAATTTCCAATTGCAACACCAATTAACAAACCAACCACAAAACTAGCCCATTCCATAGTTAGTCCCTCCACTCTATAGGTTGATAAGTTTGATTCCTTAATTCAGCATTTAATTGTAAAGTCCATTCTGCAATAATACGTAAACTTTTCATTTCTGATTGTGTATGTCTGAAATCCCCTTTCTTATAACGAACTGCCATTTGACGCCAACGAAACATATCTGCATCGAGAGAAGAAGGTGGAACTAATCTAATACCTTTCACCCTTAGATAACTTCCACACAAATCAATAAATCTCTGCTCAACTGCAAGTGATAAAGAAATATCATCTTGACTACTAAATTGCAAAATGTCAGGATACTTTTGCTTCAACTTTCCGTTACGTCTACTCATAAGCTAGCCTTTGTGCTATTTCTTGTAATTCTTCTTCTGGAGCACCAAATCCAAATTCTGATATAAGACTGCAACGACAATTACATCTGTCCTCTGGTGGCAACCCATAATATCCAGGCCAAGGTATTCTATAGCTACCACCCCTTTCTCCAGCATAATCAAACATTCCTTCTGAATCTGCTAATGCACCATCCATATCAGCATGAGCATCCCTTGTGCGATCATCCAGCACAGTCAACCAACTTTTACCAACATATTGTCCAGCTTCCCCCATTTCTTCTTTTAATTGCTGAATATCCATATCTCTTGCAGAATTTAGTGCATTTCCACTCTCTGTAATTGCTACTTTCTTTGCCCTTTCCTTACTATATTCATCTCCAAATTTACTTTCTATTTCATTTGTCATACTACGAATGGACCACCCTTCCTGTAGTCCATTAGTAAGTATTTGCAAAATATCATCCCGTGTAGACTGATTTATCTTTTGCCAGTAATCTTGATCGAATGTTTCTTTCAATCTCTTGCCTATCTCTCTTTTCATCCATGCTGGAAACTCAGTGGCAATCCCAGGTGGAGATTCCAATCCAGATTCTCTCAACCAATCACTTGCAGTAGACTTTACATTTGCACCTATTGACAATAACATTGCCTTTGCAGATTCAGCCATTCCTTTTGATAGAACCGGCAAAACTCTATTGATTAGTTCTTCATTCCATTCTTTCATATCAAAGAGAGAAGTCAACAATACATCAGGCTGAAAACTGGTAAGCTTGTTGATTTCTTTCAGAACATGATCTATTTGTTCAGAAAAGAATGTCTGTAAAACTGAATCTGAATTACTTTCTATCTTTTTACGTTGTTGCTTATATATTTCTCTTGAAATGATTCGTGTTATTTCACGCCCAAACACTCTACCTTTTACTGCTAGAACACAACTAGCAGTATTAACTAAAGTAGTAGCCAACAACAATTTATTCATATCCTATCGACTACTCTCTGCCAAAATTCTATCTACTTCATAAGCTAATTGCTTAGGTTCAACTTTCATAGATTCAATACTCTGTTGTAACACATCAGTAGCCTGTTGCAACACTTGAGTATCCGTGCCATCCCCAACCAAATCCTTAGCATCATTTAACGACATATCAAATTGTACAGATAGCAATTTTGCCAATTGATCTGGTGTAAAAACACCTGCCTTCAGTTTATCAAACCACGTTGCTATTCCAGACATTGCATTGGGGGAATCAAATGATTTACTATGCTTAATATCACCATTATCAGTAGGAGGCAAACCTAATTCAGCACGATATTCATTTTCGGTAACATCATTATTTCTTCTTCCATCACGAAACATTTGACTTCGCATGGAAGGGTCTTCTACCTTACACAACTCCCACCAAACCGTCAAATCTTTATACTCTGGAATGTTCTGAACCAATGTCGTCATTATAATACTTAGCATCTCAAGGAATATGTTAATTCTATCATAAAACATTTCCTTGATAACATAAGCCTGACTATAACTACTTGCTGCCATTTCACCCAAAATAAAAGGATGTACTCCAAACACAGAAAGTATACGTTGTCTTACTTTATCCTCTGATCTATCCCACCCAATTTCTCTCTGATTCATAGAGAAGGGAACAATACTTTCAACCAAACCATCAACAATAGCAGGATTTCCATAATTATGAACTCCAGTCATCGTCTTACGAATAGCCAAATCTACTTGTTTACGCTGTACAACTGATAGTCTTGGACGAACACCAGCAGGAACGTCAGGATGAGGGTCTTTTCCTATCGTTACAATTACTCCAGGAAATGGAGCATTATCAAAGAACACTCTTTGACAAGTCTGGATTTTCTCATCTATTCCAATAGCCATTGCCTGTGAAGCTACAGGTGCCAAAGCACCTAATGGATCACTGGGATTGGGAATGCAAGCAAATCCTACTTGGCTTCTATCCAATTCTATATTAGCCTGAGAAGATTCTGGTTTCTTGGGATTAACTATCTTGTATTTGCCATTAGCATAATCTGGTTTAACCCAAGTAGTAGGTAAAGAATAAAATTCAGGCTGTCCCTTTTCATCCTCACCAAAAACAATATATGCTATTCCAGTTAAATTCAAATTCGCTACGAAGCAATAAACAAACTGCCAAACGTGCTGTATAAAGTTTGGTTTCTGCAAAACTCTCAATAAAGGATGATCTAATAAAACATCAAACTTTTGTTGTACTGCCTTGTTTCTCAAACTTTGAGGTATCTTATTCAAATAGTAAGATTTTACTCCAGATGGATAGCTCTTTTCTTTACTGTTATTTACAAATCTTCCAATACATACAGGTTGAGAAGCAGCGCGTTGAGAAATTGCATGAATTGCAGAATATGTCCAGCCACGATATTGTGCATACCTCTGTTGATTTCGTGCTTGATCTTGCCAATTACTCAAATTTGCCAATGGACTAGGAGTAATCAAATTACCAACATTCGTTCCCATTTCTACCGGAAGATTTCCTTCCGCTTTTAACCTTGAAGCTCCAGCTTGTACCATTCCTACAAATGCTTGACTTCTATCAAAAGCTGTAGTTAAAGCAGTCATTGTTCAGCCTTCATAGTTAAAGCAACTTGGCGACTAACTGCCGCTGCAATATCTGTTTTATAAATTTCATGTAATAATTTATGTTGATCTACAAGCGTAGGGATTGTAGCTTCTTCCAAAACCTTACACTTACTATTAAGAGCTTCTATTGTTTCTTCATACTCCCTTTGTATTTCTCTAGCATGTTCTACCTCCAAATGCACTACTTCATACAAATCATCAAATTCAGAGCGTAACTTTTCTAATTGTTTAATTCTCTTATTTAATAATGCTATATTCTTAGATAATAACCTATCTAAAGACCTCACCATGTGATCAACTTTAGATAGTTGTCGCATGGTGAGGTACGATTTTAACCAACTAAAAAATTTCACAAAAGCTCCCCTAATCAATATCTACAGGTGCCTTTACACAAGTATCAACCATTTCACCAATACCACATTCAGTCGGAATAATACTATTTTCTATTGACTTATTTTCTTGCCGCTTTCTATCCTGCCTAATCCTCAAAAACTCTGCCAAATCCAAAGGTTCTGGAATAGTAGGCTTTTCGGAATCATCAATGTCAGCATCATTTATCTTTTTCAATTCACTTGAAGCACCATTAAATGCAACTCTTGGAAAATTCCAACAAGTCCTCCTCAAGACAACTGGTTTTCCATTACGAATTACAAAAACTACAGCCATCCATTGATCGTCCTTACAAGCTTCCATAAAAGACTTTCCAAACAACTCCATTGCATCTTCCTTGGTAGCATGTTGAATCGACATAACACTTTCTCCTCTTCTAAAACTAAAAACCTATCACCCCAGGACGTAAAGAAAGACCATGTTCTGCACAGAACTGGTCGATACGCTCACGTAATTCAATAGCCTTTTGTGTTCCATTCATTTGATGAGTAGAATCACGGTAATCCCTCCCACAATCCTCTCCACACAATAAAAGATATTGTCCCCCATCCTCCATATCTATTACAGCAGATAATTGCAAAACAATCGAATACTTAACTGCATTTCTCTTGTCTCCATCAAGAGGATTCTCACACAAATCCATATGTATAACATTTTGTAAAACTGCCTCTCTTGGCTCGGCAGAAATATTCTTTAGAAAATCTTCTACTGTTTTGCAAGTAATCGTCACAAATTAAGTCCTATCTGAAGTTACTTCTTCCACCATTATCTTAAACAAAGCACCTAAACCAGCACTAGCATCAGGAGATATTTTTGTTCTTACATCCAGTACAATTTGATTTGCTACTACTATTGCTACACCATTACGTTTTGTTATAATTATTTGATGTCTTTCTGTTACATTAGGATCTGAAGCAAAGTAAATCTTTCTACTAATTGATATTCCACGTTTCTGATATGAACTAATTTCAGAAGCCCCAGCTTGCTGTTCCCAACAAGCTACATTTGTTTGTTCCACTATTGGAATAGACTTACTCCCAGCTAAAGTACCCTTTGTATACTTTAGTCTTTGTATCGTACAACGATGTGGTAAACTATCAAGTAAACTCATATCTTATCAAAATGCCTTGGGATTATGGAAGGATTTCTAGCACATTGTTCCTCGTGCCAATTCATTCTATACCAATCAGTAGCATCAAAAGGTTCATCTGGAACATCTCCCTTGCAATCATCTAAAGCATCATCAAATGAAATGTAATCAAATAACAAACAACGACTATGAAGATTACAATTAAATATCTCAATTCCCTTTTCCTTAAACCTTGGCAACAAAGCCTCCAACATTGCATTTTCTCTTTTGTATCTCCTATTTCTCTCCCTTTTAGTATCTGGAAAACCATAACATTTTCCATCTCTTCCTACCCAATCAACCCCCAACAAATAAATTCTTTTGACCCCCAAATAATGTAACAGTCTAATTCCTATCAACATCGTACATAAACATCCTATTGGTGGTACATCTTTGGGTTGATGATAACCTGGCCCCCAATGAGCATAATCAGTCTCAAAAAACGTAGCAGGAACAAAACAAGTTCTACGTTGAAAACCAAAAGTATTAGGACAAATTGAGGTTTTAGCAGAATTACAAAATTCTCCATTTACTTGCATATGAAATCGCCTACGTCCACTTATTTTAGGCACTGGTGCAAATGTCATTATAGCAGGATCAATCCACATTCCATAGTGAAACTTGTAATGACTATCACTAAAGCACCATGCCCTTACAGGGACATAACTAGCTACTTGATTAACTGCTAATGAAACAATCCCACGATCCTTTAGTCTCTGTAAAGGAAAGTCGTTAATGCTTGGACCACCACAAACTAGAAATCCTGGGTAAGGTGCCCATAGATTAGCTAGATTGATTGGTTGGTTGTAACGATATATCTGCAAAGGGTCAGTTGTCATTTAGTCTTTCCTGAAACTTCCTAAACTTAAATGGGGTCCCATGTAACCTAGCCAGCCCTTCTTTATAACTTTTACTAGGGTATTCAACTTTTCCTGCTTGTACTAAACTATAAATATATTGTCTATCCTTATTTGACAATGACCATACACAATGTTGACAAAATTCAGGAAATCCCATCAATATTGGACTTTTATGATATGGATCAATCCTTAAAATTTGTCCCAATGTTCCAGCATACGGACAGAAGGTAAAACCATATGTATCAAAAACTCTACCACACCTTCTTGCTAAGTCACAAACATTAAATGAACCAAGAACAGGAACATAACCAAGATCAAAAGGAGAAATTAAAACAGTTCTTTGATCCTGAAATTTTCTAGGACCGGGCTTGGAATATCTAATACGTAATCCAACAGACTTTTCATCAAACTTTACAGTTCCATTCGTACACAAAACGGCATGAGATTTTTCACTGATCCATTCATCTTTTATTATTCTAACACAACTAACTAAATCAGGATGTAATGTTGGTTCTCCCCCTATTACCCTAATAGTGCCATGAGTAGACAAATTATGCTTCTTAAGAACATGGGAACCAATTAACAAATCATCCAAACTAATATCTGAGTCTATCCAAAGTATCCTATTAGCAAGCTGATAGCACCTATCACAAGATAAATTGCATCTATAGGTAAGATATATTCCAATACAAATACTATTGATATATTTCATATCCTTTCTCTAAATTTTCTAAAAACAAATGGCTTTTTCCTAAACTTTTCAATACCATCTAAATATGTTTTTGTAGGAAATTCCACTTTTCCATTTGCTGCATCTATTTGTAACCTAAACATTTCATTCCTACGCAATGAATATACACAATGTTTACATATGTCATATTCTCCAATCAATCTAGGTTTGCCGCTATAAACATCTTTTCTAAGTATTCTGCCCAATGAACCAGCATGTACACAAAATGAAAAACCAAAAGCATCAAAAAGTCTACCACAACCATATTGTGTTCCACATTCATTTCCAAAACCATTTACAGATTTTAATCCCAAATCAGCGGGACTAATCATCCAAGGTCTATGATCTATTTTTTTCTGATCGAATGGAGTACAAGAAAAACGAAAATCGACTTCCGGTTTAGGTAGTATTCCATTCGTAAATGAAACCAATGGACGAAATGGTTTCCAAATATTTTTTATTACTTCTGCCATCCTAACAAAATCGGGGTGTAATAGTGGTTCTCCTCCAGTAAGACGTATCTTTAGAACATCAAAATCACTTTCTGATACTATCTTTCCAGCTATTTCCAAATCTTCTACCGATAAATCAGAATCAGGCCAAGGGAGAACATCAAGGAAACGATTACACCATTTACATGCTGCATTACAACGATAGGTAGGTACAATACCAAACCTTATCCAAGATTTACCAGTATCAGGATTGATAGCTCTAGTTACTTGATTATTCTTTACAACCATTTAATAAATTCCTAGCTTCTTCCCAACTTAAACCTCTAAACAAAATATTTCCACAATTTGGACAACGAAGACTTCCATAGTTTGGAACATCATCTACAAACACAGTTCTACACTGACTGCAACGACATCTATTAGTTTCATCTATCCTTTGTCTTTTATATGCTTCCTGTAACGAACCACCATCAGAATATAATAGCATATATTCAAACCTTTTCTAACCACCTTAGCCAAATTAAACCACTCTTCCTACTCCATCTTTCTAAACAAAATTGCTGCAATCTTTGCATCCCTAATTTAGACATCAACTCAATTCTCTTCAAACCAGAACAAATAGACTTAACAGAACACTCATTATCAACTTTTGACCACCAAGGAAGCCATTCAATTTGTCTACAACCGAGAGTAGGTATTCTATTCCACACACAATCGGCAGACACCATATTAAATGTTTCTGTTAAACTGACCTGCATACACAAATCCATCTTCCTAACCAACCTTATAAAATCAGCATAATTCAGCCAAGGATGTTCAACCAATTTATGAGGCCACAAATTAACAAACAAAGCTTTTAGGTTCTTTAATACATTATCTCCATTTTGTTCACAACGTCCAACATTAACATGAAATCTTAAAGACCGTCCATTCTTCTCTGCATATTGTATAGCAGCTATTGCCTGTATCAACTGATTCTTCATTGGTCGAATAGCACCAAAACAACCAACATGCCATTTTGGTGGTCCTATCCAAGCATAATCCTCAAAAAATGTAACAATCTCTGGACTATATATATTTGGCAAATAAGAAATTCTTCCACTATCAAATCTCATTGACTTTACTAAATCATAAGATACTTCTCTCGAATTTGCACCAATGTCAAGCCTATGTATCCTATCACGATACTGTCTCAGCCAATCAACTGCAATCCCTTCATTTGCCAAAAAAGACCACTGGCTATGTAATCTAACAAACCACTTACGATAACAATGCCTTTTAAGATGCAGAATTTCATCCATCTTTTCTGGAGTTACCCATATTGCCTCTATCACAATTCTTTCAGCGTCATTTTCAGTAACAACTTTATCTATATCATTTGCATCATTTACAATAACTACTTTTGCTAATATACCAATTCGACATAAATATCTAGCTACATTCTGAGCAGAATTTACTAAACCAATAGTAATTTCTTTTTCACAATCGTAGCTTGATCGTTTCTTACAAATGAACAAAACTTCTACTCTTTCCGACACGATCATACTCCTAACAAACATCCATAATTTACAAATTGTTCTAATTTACTAACTGTTTCTGCTGATACTTCCCATGAACTACCAAATAACTTAGCAGCTAAAGAAGCATCAATAGTATAACTATAGTCCCCTAAATCTTCTCTTATCATTGGACCAGCTGTGAATCCAGCAAGTGTTTGTTTCTTATTTACCCAAACCTTTTTGAATCTACGAACAGCTTCATCAATTACAGCTTCTACTATACTGGAAGCATCTAATACCGAATCTTGACCGTGTAATTCAGCAGAAGAATAGCCACCAGTATAAACTATCCTCACAGTACCAGCGGTATCAGGCCATAATCCCATACTCTTCAAAATTCCATCTTTACAAATCCTATAACCACTACTATCTACAGCATCATAATTAGGCCAAAAATCTGTACCTTCTACTTTGATTGTAGTAGAATCAAAAGCACCAGATTTAGTTCCACTTCTTCCATCATAATCAATTCGCAAATCTATAGCTGGACTACTACGTATTGGAATATGTCTAAGTTGTAAATTACTACTAGAGGCTTCAACAATGTTTTTGAGTATAGCTTGATCCCCTTCCGATTCCCAAATTACACCCCTCCCAATCGACCCAAAATCTTGTTGCGGATAGTATTCTATTCTCTCATCCAGAGTAGGATCATATCTAAGATGTCTGCGTATTGCCCCTTCCGCTTTTGACAACGAAACTAAAGCAATAGCTCTTTCCTCATCCGTTACGGAAGAAGAAAGACCTAATTCTAATAACACTTCACTAATATCTGCAATGTGATTCATTCTTTATATCTCGATTTACAACTGCAAATGAGAAGGAACTAATTGATAAACAATAATACCAGCAACATTTACACCACCACCTAATATAGAAATCCCAAAATTTTGATTTTCACCTGTCCTCTTCCACCCTTTTTCATTATATGGCCAATTATGGGGCACTTGATTCCCAAAATATAAATCAGCTAAACTTGTAGTTTCATCCTGAAGTGTAATCTGAACTGTTCCACTTGCAGAAAGAGCTAGTGCTAAAATAACAAGCTCATATTCAGCCGGAACAGCAACCAAATTGTGATAACCAACACCACTTTCAGCAACAGTTAATTGAACAATACTTTGTGGTCGATTCGCCATTTTAAGTATCCTCCAAAACAAAAACCTGCCGATCTACTGTTTTCCATTCTTGAGAATCAGCATTGTCAAAATACTCAACAAACATTGTATAGATTCCAGCATCAAAGTCAAGATCACTAGCATCTATACGCAAAACATTAGTTTCACCTTTTGTAACACTACTTCCATTAGAGGTAGGCGATCCGCTAGTTATTGTCAATTTATCATCCTCTCCTACTCGTCCTATTCTTACTCTAACCCTATCATTCTCTCCAGGAACAATAGCATCTTCGTCAGCATCATATATTGTTATATTCCGAGAAATTCCATTTCCTTTTTGAGCTAATACTAATGACATGATTTATACTCTGGTATAGATGAATATTTTGGTATTGATGACGGGACGGAAACAATAACACTTGATGGTCCTACTTTTGCAACAGTTTTACCATTAGGTCCAACTTTAGTTATTGTTTTACTAGCTGGATATTCCTTCATTCCTGTACTACTAGAACTAGATAAACTACTTTCAGAAGAAACACTAGAGACAGAAGAAGATTTAGAAGAAGAACTTATACTGCTACTACCAGATGAAATACTACTACTAGGAGAACTAGAACTAGTAGAAGAAATTGAAGTTGATTCACTAGAAGATGATTCACTTGAACATGAAGAAGATAAAACAGAAGATGGTGAACTAAGTGAGGATTCTTCAGAGCATTCACTTGATCCCGACGAAGAAGTAGAAGATAAAGAGGATGAAGATGAAGAGGAAGAAGTAGAAGATGAAGGGGAAGAACTAGAGCCCATTAAGTTATCCAATGATTCTTCTGTTCCATTTCCTTCATTATAAAGCGCTAACATTTCATCTTCGGATAAAGCAAAATCATAGCCCCGCACGTCATCCAGCTTGCCGGAGTAGAACTTTGCCGCCGCGCCGTCCACGCGGCCGCCGACAGATAGCATCAGTGTGCTTGCGAAATTGGCCGCAGCACCGCCTGAGACACTGACTCCGTTGATATACA